CATCACTTAACACCCCACTCAGTTAGTAGTTCACACATCTGCTGTGCTTTTTCTCTTGTCGATACGTGAGCAGGTTCTCCATTGAGACCTATGCTGCCGCATTCCTGCCATTCATCTGTACTGTGTTTAAAGTAAACATAAAACTTCACTTGCCCCTTGTCACCCCAATCAGGCTCAAAGTATGGATCCACCAGTAGCTTAGCCATGATGATCGCATTAGATCTACGCATCAGTGGTACAGCCTTCTCTGCGAGTTCTTCGGTTTCGTAGAAGTTGAAGAAAGTATACGTGGCGGCATCCCAAGCATCACCCCCATAGTATAGTGAGGCCGTATGGCTGTCCACTCTCACAACATAGTAGTAGTCATGATACGCAGGCTTAAACCGCTTAATCTTAGTCTTCTTTAGTTCTTCAATCTGCTGCTGTGCTTTAGCAATGGTTGCTTCTAGTTCTTCAATCTTTTGGTTATTCATTTCTTTATCTCCATTTCCGTGACCTCTGTACTAGGACTAACGCCCAGCTTCACGCGATCTTTCGGTCTAGTGTCCTCGCCTAGTGGTACTTCACCTGTTGTCTTTTTATCCTTATCCTTTTCCATAACTCATTCCTCGTCATTAACCGTCAACAAATCTATACGCCCTACTGCTACTACATCACTGCTTATTCCATGATAACAATCATTACACATGTCTAAGTATTCACCGTTCTCATAACGACGGGTAGATTCATAATCATTTAACTCTTCATCACAACTGATACACCTCATAACAACCCCTTAAGAATTTCCCTAGGAAACTTATTGTAACACTGTATGTTGACAACAGCAAGGGAATATGCTATAATCTAACTCTTAAGAGACATAGAAGAGATAACAAACAAACACATATACACTGAATCCTAATAATAATTTTCTAATTAACATTCTCTTCTCCACTGAAATGTAACTCAATAGACCTAAGAGCAATAGTCATTATTTCTTGCACAAAGAACTCAGTGATAGCATCATGCTGCTCTAATGGTACCTCTTCATTATCCTTACTCCAATTGAAAGTCTCAATAATAAAAGTATCATCGTCTTCAGTTACAAGTGCATCACATACATAACTACCTACTTCAATACCTCTTACTTTAAACATGATGACTCTCCACATCAAACAACTTGGTGTTCAATCGTACTAGGTAGTCACGTGTGCCATTCATGGCTTGTAGTACAACCTGTCCTTCATAAGGCCCATAAGGAATTACTACCTTATAACCCATGCTATCCTTCTCTACCTTAAAAAGTTTAGACTTCCTTAAAGCTGTTAGCATTTTCTGCAGGGTTTTCTTAGGTACGATACGGCTTGTTGTTTCTCCAAAGAATTTCATCATGTTATCTCCATCATTTTTATCATCTTTAAACCCTTAGCACCATGCATTGGGTAGGCTATCAAGGCTGTCTCCTTGTCCCAACATCGACGACAATCAAGACATTTACCTCCTTGATCGTAGGCGTTACAAACATATCCATCTACTGGATAGGTACTATTAGGAATGATAGTTGAAGTATTAGGTCCGGTAACCATTTCACCATAAATACTATCACTGCTGCGCCTAACAACCACATTGCCCAGTCCGTCCATTTCATGGAGAACCTCCTTAAATTTATCAATCTTATACATACGTGTTGGTAACCAGTGCTTTGTGTCTGGTGTTCGTTCCATCACTTTATAAATCTTACTGGCTAGGTCAGGATGATACATGTCACCACTATCAAACCATCTAAAGTAGGGCATAGGTTGTAGCAGTTCTACCATCTTATCTACCCAGCTATCTTCTCGCCAACCTTTACGATTATCTTGTCTAACTTTCTTAACAACAGGCATCTGATAGAAGCCTCCTGTAGCATAACAAGATTTACAGGCATCAACCATTTCACCTGTCTCCTTATCTTTAGAGGCAGGACAGGTAACAATAGCTTCTAATGACCATGAGTGACATGGCATCTTGCTAGGTTTACTTAGCTTAATCATAAATCACCATCACTTCATTAATTATTTTAATCCTCTCGCACAACATAACAGGACTACGTGAATGCTTCTTCTCTCTAACTTCACCATCAACCTTACAGCTAACAATAGTAAGAGACTCTGGGTCTTTAAAGTTTTGTATGTACGTGAGAGCGTCTGTAAGGCTCGGTAAGACGTGTATACCACTATCATAGTATGTCCCACCACTACCGTCACGAACGCGCTTCACAGAGGCTTTTAACCACTCTCCTGAGCACATCAGCTTACTGCCTTCGATAGGATGGAACAAAGTCTTGAATATAGTACAATCATCTGTTGGCCTTACAATCTTATATCCGTGTATCATTGTATACTATCCAGCTTATTCATCAGGTAGTTAATATCACGTAGGTTATCTGCAATGCGACGCTTGTCTTGACCATAAGCACCATGGTCGGCATAAGGTAGATAGGCTTCTATAGAGTTGTTCGCCTTCTCAAGCTGTTCAATACGTTCAAGAATATCAGGTACAGTATTTGGTTCGTTAAACATTATTATTCTCCTCTTCTGTAATTGTCTTTGTCTCTTGCTCTAACATGTAAGCAATATAATTCCACGTTAACATCATGCCCATAGTGAAAGCATGTCGTTCACTGCCAACATATGTGGCGTTTAACTCTTCCAATTCTGTCATACTTTTAGGCGTATGAAACAAACCTGTGCGTTTAATCTTCATGTCATATCTCCATCAATCATAACAACATCAAAAACTTTTATACTGTTAGGTAAGTGCTGTTTCTAATGCTCGGTAACGCAGGATACGTAACACTCGGTGGTGATTAACTGTAATAGTCATATCATATAAGGCTACATCAGATATTGCATCCAGTCGATCATACAGTCTATAATAAACTTCATTGCTACTTTGTCCGGAACCAATACCAGACTTTGCATGTAGCAGTTGCATTCTAATTGCCTTGCGATAATGATCGGGTAATTTAAACATAATCCTATTCCTTAGAGAATTTCCTAGGGAAACTTTCCAGCTCCCTAGGTGGTGGTAGTTAAGCGGCTAGTTTAATGGCCTTGTATTCATTAACTAAGGCTAACAAAGCGTCGATTGTTACATCCTCAATCTTGTCGTTATCAAGCCAGCCTTGTATGGTTTCCATCTTAGACTTAGTCTTTTCGCCATAAACTTCTTTACGATACTCGGCATAACTTTGATAGTTATGTGGGCTAACATCTCTACCGCCTTTCTTGTAGGTAGAACTCACTTGGCGAATGGCTTGGACTTGCTTCTTTTGCATTTCGTCAGCATCTTTACCAGTGCCTTTAGGATAGGCTTTGCTTACCTGCAACTTAAACTCTGCCGCCTGTGTCTTATCGACTAGGTTTATCTCATTGTCCCACAAAGCTAGAACTAGTTCGCGACGTGCATCACTAGTCTTGTCTTGTGCCTTGGTCTGGCTCTTTACTGCAGTGCCAACACTCTTAATAGGTTGTAATAAATCTTTCATTGTATTATCCTCGATATACTAATGGTTAATTTCCTAGGGAAACTTTATCCCAACATCAGGGCGCAACTTCACTGTGATTCAGTCGGTCAACAGACACAACTCTCCTACGGTTCAGCTTGCTATGTGACATAGGTGATACAGGGTTCCTCTAGTTTATACTATTACTATAAGTTAATTAACTATCTAACTAACTTATAAATCTATTATAGCATAACCATATAGGGACGCTATAGTCTCAGATGAATAGTCACTATACATGTGGTGAATAGGGGAGGTATAATTTAGCTGTATGGTACCAACCTAACCATTCCTCTGGTGAATATTAGTATATGCTACATTAGCTTAAGCTATATTAGTTTAAGTTATATTAGATTCTACTCAAATGCGAGTGAGTCTCATTTAGGGCGGGGGAGGGGAGCATAGGTGCGTCAATGTAGCGGTACCACCTCAGATACAAAAAAGAGTGAAATTAGGTTATATAATAAAACTACTAAGTCTTTGATAAAACTAGTAAAGGGTGTCAATAAACTGACAGTAATAAAGGTAGGGGAGTTGCCTATGTAGAACTGCTGAAGAGGGAGCTGCGGAGGACAAGGAAGGAGTGGCTGCGGAGACAAGTAACAACACCTGAGATCCGCCAAGTCAGGGACTATGTAGACTATGATATTAATTAATTATTAAATAAATAATAATAGCTATTGACTTTTCAGTAAAAGTATGCTATAGTCAGCTGACTATATAGGACTGAACAGCAAACAGTGAATCTTGTTTTCTATAATTCTTTATCCTTATGAACGAACAAACATCTGAACACTGTTCAAGTCTATATAGATACTAAGTTGTATCTATTAAGAGGTGTTTATGTCTGTTCCTAATAAGGATCTGGAATCTGTTCCCCCTAAGCGTAAGCGTGGACGACCACGTAAGTCTGAAGTGGAAGCAAAGAAGAAAGGTAATCGTGGTCAAGTAGGTAGACCTAAAGGGGACGCTGCTAGGATCAATGAACTTAAAGCACGACTACTAGCTACGTCTGGTGATAAGGTTGTTAACAAGATCATTGAGATTGCTATGACTGATGGACACCCTGTTCAGTCTGCTGCTTTGAAGATGTGTGTTGATCGTGTTCTTCCTGTTTCCTATTTTGATAAGAAGAACAACACAGGTGGACGCAATGCGGTGTCTATTACTATTACTGGTGTTGGTGGTGACACCACTGTTGTCGCAGAAGGTGATGACGCACTCGAAGGAGAGTATGAAGATGTTAGCCTATGATTACTTCGACCCTACTAAATTTAATCGTTTCCGTAATGAAGTAGCTCAGATTGAAAGTAAGGGACGTTATAATATAGCAGGTGGTCATAACGAACACTACGATGGTAAGTATCAGCTAGGTAAAGACGCTAAGGCTGATGCAGCTCGTATCATTGGTAAGGATTTAAAACATGACACTGCTTCTCGTAAGTCTTTCCGTGAGAATCCTGACCTGCAAGAGGAAGCTTTCCAAGGTTTAGTCATCGCTAATCATAAGGCTCTATCTCACTACCTAGGTGATAAGTATACAAGTATGCCTGAAGAGGAACAACTTGCTTTACTAGGTTACGCGCACAACCAAGGAGCTAAGGCTGCTAGTCGCTGGGCGCAGGGAGGTGATGAAGGTTTTGATGCTTTTGGTACAGGTGGATCTAAATATTATGATGCTATTCATGTAGGATTAGGATCAGCGAACCCTGCTCAGTATGTGAAATATTATGCTCAACAAGCTAAGGAAACAGCAAAACCTATATACAAGGATTTACGACAAGGAGCATTAAGTCTATATGATGAAGCTAAGGATGCCCTTGATGGAGACGAATACATTGTAACTGCTGGTGACAATCCTTACTCTATCGCTAAAGCTCATGGTATGACATTAGAGGAATTACAAGCATTGAACCCTGAAAATGCAACAGCTCTTGGACAAGGTAGTGTTAACGTGGACCAAGAACTTAAAGTAGGTAAAGGCTGGTTTGAGAGTTTATTCTAATGGCTGATTTAAAAGTACAGTTACTTGATTGGCAACAAGAGGTCTTCAATGATCCTGTTCGTTTCAAGGTAATAGCTGCAGGCCGTCGTTGTGGTAAGTCTCGTCTTGCTGCTTGGGCTTTAATCATCGAGGCATTGTCTGCTCAACGTGGTCATGTGTTCTATGTTGCCCCTACTCAAGGACAGGCACGTGACATCATGTGGGAAACTCTAATGGAGTTAGGCCACAGTGTTATTAAGAGTAGTCACATAAACAACCTACAGATCAAACTGATCAATGGGGCAACAATAGCTCTTAAAGGCGCTGACCGTCCTGAGACTATGCGTGGTGTTAGCTTGAAGTTCCTAGTAATGGATGAGTATGCTGACATGAAGCCAGAGGTTTGGGAACAGATACTACGTCCTGCTCTAGCTGACCAGAAGGGCGGTGCTGTCTTTATTGGCACGCCTATGGGTCGTAACCATTTCTATGATCTTTATCGTCATGGACAACTAGGAGATGATCCTACGTTTAAGAGTTGGCACTTCACTAGTTATGATAACAACCTACTAGACCCTGAAGAGATTGAAGCAGCTAAGAAGAGCATGTCTTCCTTCTCGTTCCGTCAGGAGTTCCTCGCTAGCTTCGAGGCAGCAGGTGGTGCTGTGTTCCAAGAAGACTGGGTACAGTTCGATGATGAAGAACCTCATGAGGGTGATTACTACATTGCTGTTGACTTGGCTGGTTTTGCTGACATTGCTCAAGCGAAAACGTCTAAGCAAAAGAAACTGGATACTACAGCCATCTCCGTTGTTAAAGTCTCTTCTGAGGGCTGGTGGGTTGCTGATATTATCTATGGTCGTTGGGATGTAAAGAAGACAGCCGAGAAAATCTTTGAAGCTGTTAAAGAATATGAACCCATGTCTGTAGGTATAGAGAAAGGCGCTTTGAAGAATGCTGTCTCTCCTTATCTACAAGACTTAATGAAACAATACCAACGCTTCTTCCGAGTAGAGGAATTGACTCATGGTAACAAAAAGAAAACAGATCGAATCGTATGGGCATTACAAGGACGTTTTGAACACGGACAGGTTGTTCTTAATGAAGGTGACTGGAATCCAGAATTCTTGGATCAATTATTCCAATTCCCTAATCATCTGGTGCATGACGATTTAATAGATTCTCTAGCTTATATCGACCAACTAGCTAAGGTTAGTTATGGTTATGACTATGAGGATGAAGAAGATTATGAATATTTAGATGCGATAGCAGGATACTAATATGCAAGATTATGAAGATAACCTATTAGAAGAAAGTGCTTCTGGCTGGATCATGGACAAATGTGACGGATGGCGTGATCATTTTCAGTCCAACTATCAAGAGAAGTTTGATGAATACTATCGTCTATGGCGTGGTATATGGAATGGTAGTGACAAGCTACGTGATAGTGAACGCTCAAAGCTCATAACACCTGCTCTGCAGCAGGCTGTTGAGTCTAGTGTTGCTGAAGTAGAAGAAGCTACCTTTGGTCGTGGTGAGTTCTTTGACATCCATGACGACATGAAAGACCAAGAGCGTGTGGATATTGATATTCTTAAGCGTAAGTTAAAAGAAGAATACTCATTAAACAAGACACGTAAGAATGTTTCTGAGGTTATTGTTAATGCTGCTGTGTTCGGTACTGGTATTGGTGAAATCATCATGGAATCCCAGACTCGACGTAAACCAGCAATGAAACAAGCACTAGATGGTAGTGTATATACAGTGGGAGTTACGCAGGAAGAGGTAGTAGGCTGCCGTGTCCGTCCTATCTTACCTCATAACTTCTTGATTGACCCGAATGCTGACTCTGTTGAAGATGCTTTAGGCGTAGCTATTGATGAATTCGTACCGCGTCATCACATAGAGTCCCTTATCGAAGAAGGAATCTATGAAGATGTGGACATTGACGGTACAGAGACTGACTCTTTTCTGGAACCTGACCAAGAAATCTCTGAGTATGACGAAGATCGAATACGTCTTACTAAGTATTACGGTTTACTTCCTCGTCGCCTATTGGAGAGTTACCTCTTTGATGAAGAAGAGAATGATATTAGCGATCTCGAACTCTCTGAGGAAGTAACAGACAGTGGTCAGCTCTATGTTGAAGTAGTAGCAATCATTGCAAATGGTCATGCTGTTCTTAAACTAGAAGAAAACCCTTACATGATGCAGGATCGTCCTGTTGTTTCCTTCCCTTGGGACGTTGTGCCTAGTCGTTTCTGGGGTCGAGGTGTTTGTGAGAAAGGATATAACAGTCAGAAAGCTCTTGACACAGAGATGCGTGCACGTATTGACGCACTAGCTTTAACTATCCACCCAATGATGGCGATAGATGCTACTCGTATCCCTCGTGGTCAGAAGATGGACGTAAGACCAGGAAAATCTTTGTTCACTAATGGCAATCCTAATGAAATACTAGCTCCTATGAAGTTCGGTAACGTAGATAACATTACCTTCTCACAGGCTGACCAGCTTCAGAACATGGTACAGCAAGCAACAGGTGCTATTGACAGCACTGGATTGGCTGGTGTTGTTAATGGAGACGCTGCGGCAGGTGCCGTGTCTATGGGTCTTGGTGCTATCATTAAACGTCATAAGCGTACCTTGATCAATTTCCAAGAATGTTTCCTTATACCTATGGTACAGAAGACTGCTTGGCGTTATATGCAGTATAACCCTGATCAATTCCCTGTAGCAGACTATGATTTCATCCCTTCTAGTTCTCTAGGTATCATTGCTCGTGAGTATGAAGTTACACAATTAGTACAACTACTACAGACAATGTCTCCTGATACTCCTATGTATCCTGAACTGGTTAAATCTATTGTTGATAACATGAACTTAGCTAATCGTGAAACCCTTATCGCTAAACTACAGGAGGCAAGTCAACCTGACCCTATGGCCCAAGCTGCTGCTGAAGCAGATGTACGTCAGAAGAATGCATACATAGCTGTACTTGAAGGACAGGCGCAGGAATCTCAGGCACGTGTGTCGAAAATATCTGTAGAGACTGAACTCTTACCTGTTGAAGCTGAGACTGACCGTCTGAAGGTACTTACTACTAACCTGCAAGAAGGTGAGCAAGACGAAAAAGAGTTCACTCGACGTGCCAAAGTTACCGAATTGGTATTGAAGGAGCGCGAGATTGCTAGTAAGGAAGCAATTGTAGAGAGACAGATGCGCGATCAATAAAATAAAGGCAAGAAAATAAAAATAATACTTGACTTTTCCTTATTTTTGTGGTATAGTCCACACATTAAATCAGCGTCCTAACATAGGAGAAACGCTTTGTCAACAAACGAAGATAAAGAATTACAAGATTACTTTGAATCCTACTTGGATTTATTTCTACACAAAGGTTGGAAAGAGTTTGTAGAAGATATTACAGGCACTGAAGAAACCTTACGAGATGTAGTAACTTGTAAGACAGAAAAAGAACTATACTTCCGTCAAGGACAATTAGCTATCATAGCTAACATTCTCAACTTCGAGAATGGAATCAGAAATTCTTATGAGGATTTTCTAAATGATTCGAGTGTTTGACTTTACGTGTAGTTCCTGCGGTTATACTGAAGAGAAGTTTGTGAAGTCCGATAATCGGGTAGCTTCCTGCTCTAAGTGTAACCATCAATCCAATCGGCAACTCGCTACGCCACGAAGTAAGTTAGATCCTCTGTCAGGTGACTTTGCAGGTGAAACTATTAAGTGGGCAAGGCAACGCCAAAAGCAGATTGAGATTGAACGTAAACGTGAAGCTTCATAAGAAGTAACCTCACATAACTTTCCACAATACTATAAGAGTACGGAGCAACAATGGCGAATTTATTAGGTGAGAGCCAAGAGCCTCAACTGCAAGACGACGATTTTGCAAGCCTTGAAGACGAACTGAAAGTCGAACCACAGAAAGATCCAGAAGAAGGACAACCTTCTAGTGGTGACGAAGTTCCAGATAAGTATAAAGGCAAGTCTGCTACAGACCTTATCCGTATGCACCAAGAAGCTGAGAAGCTAGCTGGTCGTCAGGGTAACGAAGTTGGCGAGTTGAGAAAGCTGGTTGATGATTTCATTGTAAATCAATCTACTCCTAAACAAGATACACAACAGGTAACTATCAGTGATGTAGATTTCATTGAGAACCCTAACGATTCTGTAGACAAGAAGATTGACTCACATCCTGCTGTGAAAGCAGCGCGTGAAGCAACTAACAAGTTGTCTAAGATGGAAGCACAGCAGGCGATATTTACTGCTCACCCTGATGCGATGGACATTGTAAATGATACAGAGTTCCGTAGCTGGGTAGAGAAATCGCAAGCACGAGTTGCGAAGCTAAAGAAAGCAGATTCGGAGTTTGACTTCAACTCTGCTGATGATTTGTTTACTACTTGGAAAGAGCGTCAAGAGCTTGTATCACAGGCTAAAGAACACGCTAACAAGGAACGTGAACAAGCCATTAAGTCTGGCTCCAACGGTGGTGCACGAGGTTCTGGTGAAGGAAGCAAGAAGAAGTTCCTGAAGCGTACCGAAATTTTACATATGATGCAATACGAACCTGAACGCTATCTCGCAAACAGTGACGCCATTTCCAAGGCTTATGCAGAGAATAGAGTTCGATAGTCTTTAAAGGAAAATTATTATGACTACTTCTGTTTATCCCGCTATGGGCGGTGCAGTGACTAACACTTCTGCCGCTACTTTCATCCCTGAACAATGGTCTGATGAGATCGTTGCTGCTTACAAAAAGAATTTGGTAATTGCTAACCTAGTTAGTAAGATGCCAATGACTGGTAAGAAGGGTGATACTATTCATATCCCTAAACCTACCCGTGGTGCAGCTTCTGCTAAAGCCTCTGGTACTGCTGTTACTATCCAGTCTGATGTTGAGACTGAACTAACTATCAGCATTGACAAGCACTTTGAATACTCCCGTCTGATTGAAGACATTACTAACGTACAGGCGCTAGCTTCCCTACGTAAGTTCTACACTGACGATGCTGGTTATGCTCTATCTAAGAAGGTAGAAGATGACTTGTTCTTGTTGGGTCAGCAAGCTAATGGCGGTACTGCAGGTTCTTGGGCTAAGGCTCAGGAAATGACTGCTGCTGGTGTTCTTTCTGATTACGTTAACGGTGGTACTGCTGAAGCTGCATTTAACGATGCTGGTTTCCGTAACCTAATCCAGATGCTAGACGATGCTGATGTACCTATGGACGGCCGTTCATTAGTTCTACCTCCTTCTGCTCGTAACGCTATCATGGGTATTGATCGTTATACCTCCTCCGACTTTGTTGGTGGTCAGACTGTTGTTAATGGTAAGATTGGTAACTTGTATGGTGTAGACATCTTCATCTCTAGTAACTGTCCTACTGTGAACGATGATCGTATCGGTCTATTGACTCATAAGGATGCCTTCATCTTTGCTGAGCAAATGGGCGTTCGTTCTCAGACCCAGTACAAGCAAGAGTTCTTGGCTGACTTGTTCACCGCTGATACCATCTATGGTACTGGTGTACGTCGAGACGCTGCTGCTGTCGCTATCGCGCTTCCTGCGTGATACATAGGCTAACCTAGCCTTCAATAAAGGGACTACTTAGGCTTCTAGGGAGTCCCTTTTTTTTATCCAAAGGAAATTACTATGGCTACATTAGGTGAGCTAAGGAAGAAGTTAGCACAGCTCAAGAAAGAAGGTGCTTCCACACAGACTAAAGGTCGTGTTCAGTATCAGATTAATCAGTTATTGAAGAAAGATAAAGGCAAGACTATCAAGACTAAGACAGGTCATGTCAAGACTAAGACAGGCTCAGTTCGTCAGAAAGACACAGACAAGAAAGTGAAGCCTAATGCAACAGTAGCTAAGAAGAAGCCTGCTGCCAAGCCTTCAAGTAAGGTTACAATTAGTGCTGCTCCTCACGCTAACATTAAGAAAGTACCTAGAACTAAGGTTCCTCATTTTACCAATGCTGATCTTAATAATAAGATGATCCCTCGTATCAAAGGTGCTCTACCAGCAGAAAGTAATCGCACTAAACGAGAACATTTAGAAGCTGCTCGTCGTAACATGTCTGCATTTGAAAAGTCAGTTACGAAACCTACCCGTAAGAGCAAGAGTAAAACACGAGGAATGTAAATCATGGCAATATACCGAGGCACAGGTGGTACAGGAGACTCAACCACTGACGCGACAATACAAGAAGTAACACAACAAGCTGTTAATGCACAGGACTCTGCTGATGCTGCTGCTCTGAGTGCCTCGGCTGCTGCTTCATCTATTTCTGATCTTAAAGATTTAACAACCTCTACTACAACTTTACCAGAAGGTTCTCAGGCAACCTCTAGTTATGATGATCAGACAGGTGTACTATCATTAGGTCTTCCTACAGGTGATACTGGTTCTCAGGGTATTCAAGGTATACAAGGTATACAAGGTATACAGGGAGACATAGGTCTTACTGGCCCTACAGGTGCAACTGGACTGACGGGTGCTACAGGGGCTACTGGTGCTACAGGCCCTCAAGGTATTCAGGGTATTCAAGGCCCTGCTGGCGCTGATTCAGACATGCTCGCAGCTAATAATCTGTCTGAGTTGACTAACTTTGCGACAGCTCGTTCTAACTTAGGTCTAGTGATTGGTACTGATGTTGAAGCGTTCTTCTCTAAGAGTACAGGATTCAACAAGAACTTAGGCACCACATCCGGTACAGTCTCTGAAGGTGATCATAATCATACAGGCGTATATGAACCAGCAGACGCTACTATCGTAAAGGATGCTGACATAGGTGTGACTGTCTTAGCCCCTAATGGTGATGGTTCAAACCTAACAGGTATCGACGCTCTACCTACTCAAACAGGCAACAATGGTAAGTTCCTGACTACAGATGGAGCTAACGCTGATTGGGTTGATGTAGATGCACTTCCAAGTCAAACAGGCAATAGTGGTAAGGTTCTTACAACTGATGGTAGCGTAGCCTCTTGGTCTGATGCAGATCCTTCAGAAGTTTCTTTACATTCATTTGAATACACGGCAACTGCAGGACAGACTCTGTTCTCTGGTGTTGATAATGATGGTAATACCTTAAGCTATGTTGCAGGTAATGAGCGTGTATACCTTAACGGTGTACAACTTTCAACATCTGATTATACAACCACTAGTAGCACTAGTCTGACTCTATTGGTTGGAGCTAGTCTAAGTGATGAAGTTATAATTCTAGCTTTTGAATCATTCACTCTGGCAGACCATTATACTAAAGCCGAAGTAGACGCCAAGATGGGTGCTGTTAAATTTAATGTGTACGAATACACAGCCACAGCAGGACAAACAACATTTAGTGGTGTGGACAGTAATAATGAAACACTAGCATACACAGTAGGTATGGCTGAAGTTTCCTATGGTGGTTTTGATTTACCTACAGCAGACTACACGGCAACCAACGGCACAAGCATTGTTCTTGATGATGGTGCAGA